CCCATTTGATATGTGGGAAGGTGCTAACTTCAAGTTGAAGATTCGTAATGTCGAAGGCTATCGCAACTATGACAAATCAGAATTTGCTGATGTGTCTGCTCTGTTGGATGGCAACGATGAAAAGCTTGAGGAATTGTGGAAGAAACAATTCTCTCTGAAGGATTTCACAGAGAGAAAAAACTTCAAACCTTATGACCAATTGAAAGGTCGTTTGGACAAGGTTCTAGGCTTCACAGGCGCACCTATCGCCAAGACTAAAGCTGAAGATACTGTTGCATCATTCAAAGATGATGTGTCTGTATTAGATTCTAAGATTTCAGAAAGTGATGATGACTTGGATTATTTCAAGTCTCTTGCTGACCAAGATTAAACTAATCCCATGCAAGTGCAACCCCGCCTAGTGCGGGGTTTTTTATGCCACTCGCTGGAATAAACTTGAGAACATATCATCATATACGGACGGTAAGGCGCCTTGTGATTGACCGCCGGCCGTTGTATTATTAACATTATTATTAGTTACATTGTTATTCACAATAGGTGCAGCTGAAGCTAAAATCATTTTTTCTTTTGAAACATCTGTTGTAGCTGCAGCTAATGTTGTTCCTGATGAAGGTGCATTTGGTGCTAAAGCAGCAGATTGATTAGGTGATAAAGTGCCTGATGATGCCATCAAGGCACCCTTAACATCTAAATTTTGCATTGATTTATTTTGACCAGGTTTTTGATAAAAAGATTGTCCAGCTTTTTTATCACCAACATCTGTAGCAAGTGGAATAGCAGCCCAAGTTTTTGCGAGTGCATTTTGTGCTCCTTCATAATCACCACTTGCAGCTAATTTTAACGCTCCAGTTCCTTTTATTAAAGCCGTTCCTAATTTATCTTGTGTTTCTTCATTAAATTTATCTTCTTTAGATACAACACCCTGTTTAACCAAAGCTTTTAGTGTTTCTGGTACAATTTGATATCTACCAGCTGCAAAAATTAGTCCATTTTGTTTTCTCTTGGCTGCATCATCATTTGGTTTTGCACCTTTATCCATTATTTCACCAACAGTCATATCTGTTAATTTCTTTTGAATAATTTTTTGTGAATCACCAGAGCCTATAACAGGTCCGCCGCCTGGCGTTCCTTGATTCATCGCATTGTATCCACCAGAACTAGCAGATTCTCCTTGTGCAATCACATCCAACAAAGGATTTTTTCCTCCTGGTTTTGGATACATTCCGAAAGCTGCACCGCCAGGACCAGTTGTCATAGGCGTTGTTGAAGATTTTGTTGGTGATGTTGTAGGAGGCTGAGGCGCTGGTGTAGGTGTAGGCGTATTAGCCGCTTGACTATCAGCAGCTGGATTATATCGTGGCAAAGGCGGTGGTTCTGGCGCACCAATTTCAGCATCCATTCTATCAGCAATTTTGTTCCGTTCTTGGCGGGCTTCTTCGACAACACGGGAATCTTTAATTTCAATAGCTCTTTTACCTAATGCTTGAGCCTCAGCAATTTTAGCTCGCAATTCATCTTTAGTTCTTATTTCGCCTGAGGTGAAGCGAGATACCTCTTCATCGGTCCTATCATCTCCAAGCAATTCTGTTAAACCTGCATCAATCTGAAATACTCTTTTTGCAAGTTTTGATGAGTCACTACCTCTATCATCACCTACTCTTTCATTCATTTTTTGCGGAGTATTTGCTTCAGCATTTTTCTTATCAATTAAGTTCATTAACCATTTTGCTGCCAGTAGGCCGCCAACAATTGACAAAAATACTGGATTTGTTAGTAAAGGTAATAATACACGAAATACGGTACCTATACCCTTAATAACATCTAAGCCAAGGCCAAATACTTTTACTAAATTATCTGGAGAAAATAATGTTGCTAATGTTCCAGTGATTGCTGAAGCAATTGTTGCGCCAAGTGTTAATAGTGGTGCAAAAAGTGTTGATAAGAATCCTAATATACCACCTTCTTTTTTTTCTTCTGGTTTAGCACCAACTAGTGTTGGAGTTTTAGGACCACCGGATGCTCTGCTAAATTGTGATTCGTAAGATGCTTCTCTTTCTCCTGCTTTTTTAAAGTACATGTCTGTACCTTTTGCTGCAGTTCCGCCTTGTAATTTAACCAGCTTCTGTATATTTTGGCGCATCACATTCATATCTCTTGCAATATCTGGCAAGACCATTGAGTTTTTAGCAGAAAGTTTGGAGTTTATTTTAACATCTTTTGTTTCACCAATAAGTACATCTAACTTTGTTTCTAAAGCACTACTAGATAATGAACCACTGCCTAAACTGGCAATTTTTCCGCCAGATTTAGCTGGTGTTGCACTATACGATTTAAATAATGATGGCAAAGCAGCTGCCATTAATCCTTTTTGATTAAAGAATTGCCTTGGATCCAATTTTTCAAGCGCTCGTTTACCTAAAGTGATTGCTATTCCGCCACCTTTAGATTTTTCTGCTTTGTAAATCTCTGCTAATCTGGACTTTTCATCTGCCATTTATTTTCTCGCTTGCTGTTGAGCTTTTAATCGTTCTTTTTCTTCTTCTAAAAATTTCACTAACATATCAATGTAAACTTGTCTTTCCCAAGGTATCATATTATCCAATTCAGTCAAACTATACTTGTGATGTTGCATTAAAGCAAAGTTAGTTTGAAAGTAATTACCTAAGGTATCATAACCAAATATTATACGAAAAAATTTTGAATGCCTTCTACGACAATCTTTTCTTCGTAACCACATTTACCACATTTAAAATCCAAAGGCCTTGAAATCTTTGGCATGGTAGTAAAAAACTTTTGAATCTTTTCAAGATCATCTTGTTGCATACTTTCTAAAAACTCCATCAGTTCTTCTTGTGTGGAATCTTTGGCATAATACATTTGATCTGCATCATAAACATAATCAATACACTTAATGATCATATCTATGACCACTTCAATATTTTCATCTTGTAAATTTTTTGTATTGCCAATCATTCCCAAAGTTGGATACTTCATTACAATACCTAACTTATCACTAATCGCAATCTTATTACTGTGTTCTTCGTTTCGTATTGGTTCAATTTCAAGAAGATTTAAATCAAACTTAACCAAACCACCACAAACTTTGTCTTCATCTTTATCGTCCTTAACGATATTGTTGCAGTTGTATTTTAAGTTCACAACTTCACCAACGGACCTAGCACGAAGCTGCATGAATAGGTACTCAAGGTCAAATGTTGGCAAATCATCAACATCTATATCGGTAATGATGCAGTTATTTAAAACTTGTTTGACAACATCAATAGTCTCTTTCTCATCAGCTGCTTGTGCTGCCATCAGAAACAATTTTTGTTCTTTTACAAGAAACGGTCTATATTTTACTTTCTTACCCGATGAAATCAAAGTTGTTTCATAGGTTGGCACATCAATTTTTGGTAAAGCCATATTATATCCTCAGTTTAAAAAATAAGTCTGGAAGCTGGTGTGATTAATTTTTCAGCAATTGTACCACCAGCTTTATCAAAAAATCTAGAAGCTTTGTCTCCAAATAATTGAGCCGCTGCAGCTGCAATATCGTATTTACCAGAATATATAACACGATATTTTTGATATGAAAATTGAACAGATAGTCTGTGAAATCCTTCTTCAGACCATGATAGTGGTTGTGATGCAATCGAAATTGGAAAAGCATCAATCATTTCAATTGCGTAAATTTGTTTAATAAAATCATCATACTGAATAACTTTAATGTTTGTTAAGTACCTTGTATTTGTACCTTTAGGAAACCTTAGGTTATTTGTATCTGATGGCATAATTGCTTCCATCCATCGATCAAATAACTTTCTCTCATAGAATTCATTAGTACACAAAAAGTTTAATGTGGTTTCTTGATATTGTGTTTGATATGGAACTTTAAAAGTTGGACCATAAATTTTAACATCAGCCGTTTGTAATGATCTTCCAGGTAATTCTGCACTCTCACATTGAAGCGCTAGATACCTAGAAATTGCAGGGTTGTTGCCTTTAGACTGCTCATCTTGTGGACTATTTCCTAAAATTTGACTAATGGCCTCTGTAACATCAGAAACAATTGTCGTAGGTAAGTTAAGAAGTTTCTCAAGAGTTGATGTTTCTATGAACTTATTAATATATTCTGGAATAGGTAATATAACCTCAAAACGATTTGGTTTAGCTAAACCATCTTTGGATTTAATATTAGATAAAAATGATTGAGGTGTAAAAGCCATTAAAATTCGTCCTTTGAGTCGGCGTATACTTTGCTTGTTGTAGCGCCAACAAAGCTTTCCATTGGTAATAATGCAGCAATATCCCATTCATCAGCCGATATTTCTAAAAATCTGGATTGAACATGACTGAATAGATATCTTTTAATACAAGGTTGCGCTTCAAATATTTTAGCCGCAGATGATAACACCGCATAACTTAATCGCAGTTTTGTAGTATTATCATACCTATCATTTGATGCATATTCACTTAGTTTGTCTAACAAAATAATTCGTTGCTTTGGATGAATGTAATGTAAATTCAATCCTAGAAACCCGTCTGAGTATTGTTCTATTGGTATAACCAATGGAAACCTATCGTAATATCGCAACGAATCTTTTGTTTTGGGATCATAAAAGTAAAAATACATTTTACCAATTATGGTACTGCTTTTCAGTCTCAATCTATCATTCATAAGGGCTTGCTTCGAAGGATTCAAATCTGAAACTTTAGATCGAAGCCAGGCTCTTGCTTTATTCGTTCGAGGAGATAAACCCTCTTTTTGTAATGATTTTGTTATTCTGTCTATTAGATATGCCATTATATATTTATATCAAAGTCCTAGTTCTTTTTCAGTTAATATTTTGAATTGCCATCCGTGTTCTTTACAGAATAGATCAGCAGCTCGCCATTTCTCTTGGTTAATAGCATAAGTAGCGGATTCTTGAATAAATCTTTTGGTTTGTCTTTTCTGTGTAGGCATTCTAGTCTGAGCCTCAGGTTTGACTTCAATCATAAGAGTTTTCATACTTCCATCACGCACCTTTAGTTTGACCACAAAATCTGGAAAATATCTATGCATTTTTTGGTCAACTGGCGACTTATAGGATACAAACAATTCTTCAGATGCCCAATAAATTACATTTGGATTATCGTCAAAATATTTCATAACCCTAAGTTCCCATGATGACCGGTATATGATATTTGTGGAATCTCCATTGTATTTTTTAGGGTTCTTTGGTTTAAATATTCCCTTGTATGATTTGTTAACAGAAGTCATATAAATATATAGTAAATATTATATAGGACTAAAAATGGCATTTTTCTCTCTAACGGATATAAAATTTAAATCGGAAGGCCCTAGATTTTTTAATAGGGCTACAAATTTTGAGTTCAATAATAAAAGATATCCAATTGACCTTGGCACAACAGACAAGGCACACTATATGATGTTTAAGATTTTTGTTCAAGAAAGAACACAATTTGCAAAAAATTATGCTGAAGGTGAAGGAAGACCAACAGCTCAAATAAACCAACAATCAGTAGCCAGAACAAACCTAACACAATCTCTTGCGACTGGTATTGACGTTGTAGGTGATCTACTTAATGGAGTTAAAACTTCGATATCTTCTGTACCTTTTATTGGAGAAAATGCATCTAAGGCCTTAAATGCATTGGACCCTACAGGTAATCAATTCTTTAACAGCTTGTCTAGTGCAGTAAAAAATGGCGGCGATGTTATTAAAAGTGGAAGTTTGTTTCGTACAATAAGAAGAACAACCGATACAATTGCATTGTATATGCCAGATACTTTAAACTTTACATATAACCAAGCATATTCGGATGCATCTGCAAAAGATGCTTTTGGTTTAATTGGCCAAGTTGCTCAAGCTGGAGCTTCAGCTGTAGACGGATATAAAAGAGGTGAAGCATTAGGATCTGTGGAGAATTTAAGTCCTTTTGCTGCAGAAGTTGCCGCTGGACTATCTAAAACTGGTGATTTAGGATTTACAGCTTTAAGTGCTTTAACGGGTGGAGTTTTAGCACAAAATCCTCAATTGGAACTTATATACAGTAGACCACAATTTAGATCCTTTAGATTTCAATTTATGTTTTATCCTAGAGATGAAAGAGAATCTAGAGAAGTGCTTGATATTATTGAATTACTTAAATTTCATCAAGCTCCTGAAATATTGGAAGGTACTTATGGAAGATTTTTAGTGCCTCCTTCTGAATTCGACATAGAGTTTTATTACAATGGCGAAGTAAATAAAAATATACCTACAGTTTCAACTTGTGTTTTACAATCTATAGATGTTGATTATGCACCAAATGGATTTGCAGCTTATGAAACTGGTAATAGCAATCGACCAGAAAAAGGCGGAACGGGTATGCCTGTAGGCATTCGCTTAGATTTGGGATTTAAAGAAGTTGAAATTCTCACAAAAAAATATTTTGCTGAAAATGTAAAAAATAAAAGACTTCCAATACCTACTGTTAGTGGCCCTATTTCGGCGGAGTAACATAATATGGCTAATTATTTTAATTATTTTCCAAAAGTTTATTATACTCCAGATGCTGCAATGCAGTCTTTGGATGTTTTAACCAATCTAACAACTAGATTCTCATTTGAACAAAAATTTAAAGACAATAGTTCAACTTACTATGAGTATAATGTGGAAGACGGTGACACACCAGAAATAATTGCTGCTAAGGTATATGGTTCATCCGAAAAACATTGGGTTATATTAAATATGAATAATATTGTTGACCCATTTTATGATTGGCCTTTGTCACAGAGAATTC